TGTTTATAATCAAATATAAACATTTATTTTTAATAATTAAACGGTTTTTTTACTTTTTCTTATGCGTTTTAACATTGGGGGGTTTGATTTACTGTTTGGGATGTATCTATATCCTAAAATTGGATTGATACCGTAGTCCCAAAAATTATGTGGCATTTGATTCTTTTCCTTCATTTTCTAATTCTTTAAGACGTTCAATCACAATTGAAAGTGTAATTGTCAAATTTTTAATGTCCCTTTGCATTTTTACAAGTGTCGATTCTTTCATTTAAATGTGTCTTTTATAAGTGCGATCCCAATTAATAAAACACCAATTGACATGATGAAAATTGAAAGTGTAATAATATAAATCATTTGTTTTTCATATAATTTAAAATCACAATTTCAATAATTCTTGCGATTAAGTAAAAAAATAAAAAATATATAATTGTCATATTTGTTTCTTTGTCAATTCTTCAAGTTGTTCTTCAACACGTCTTGCGCGTTCAATTGCTCGCAATTTATCCGATCGATATGATTCAAGTGATTTATCATAATAATATTGCGCTTGCATCATTTCAGTCACAAAAAAACCAATGTGAGTCATTGCGGATATTGCGTCTTTTAATGTTTCATTATTTGGATATTTCTTTTTCAATTTAAGTAGCACTTCACCAACTAAATTGTAATCTGAATAATATTCCATTTCTTTAAGGTTTTGCATTTTTTTGTTCATTGTGTTTTATTTATATGTATTGTAAATTTTTATAAGTCTGTCGTAAATTTCATTTTTAAAACTGCAAGGTGTACACTCCGGACGTTTTAATTGTGGAAAAACTCGTGTATAAATATCGACAAATTTTTCTTGTTCTTCAATCTTGAAACTTCCTTTTTTTGTTTCAACTGCATTTTTTACAACATTAAAATCTTCTTCATTAAAACATTCCGGTTTTTCATATCGAAACATTGAATTCATTTTTTCCTTTCGTTTTCGACATCCGCAATCTTTTCCTAATTTATCAAAAATCTTATCGACTGCCTTTTTAATCCCGGTTGCCTTTGTTATTTTTTCGAATGTGTCGCCAAGACCGGTTGAACCTTTTTCATGATTTTTTTGGAATTTTTCGAATTCCTGGTTCTCGGATTTTATGGAAGTCTTTGTTTTGGAAGTCTTCCCAATCTTCTTTGAATTTGATTTTGATTTCATTTTTACAATTTTTTAGTGTGTTAAATATACTTACAAAACTTATATTTGTGGCCGCTGCAATTTTACGAATTGACATATCAGTGTCACGATATAATTCCGTAAGTTTTCGATTGTACCATGACCAAGATTCCATTTCTTGATCAATAAGGGTGCAAATCTTGTGAAATGCTTCATGTTCTTCAATGTTATTTTCTGCGACCAATTGAATGATATTTTCATCTTCGTCAATTGAAATTTTGTGAATTTTATTTTTTGCATTATAAAATTGATAAGTAATCGTTTTAAGTGTGAAGTACATATATCCTTCGGACACTTTTCCGTTATGAATGATTTTTTCCGGTGTCGTATATTTAAAAAGGGCCAAATATGCTTCTTGAACAATGTCGTCTTTGTATTGGCGTTCACCAAACGATTCAACAAGTTTAATCCATTTGTCATGGTCTTTTGCAACTATTTCAAGCCATTTGGCGGATCGTTCCATATTACGGTAATTGATACAAAAAAAACACAACATTGAATCCAATGTTCCTTCCCATCTTCAAAATCATTATAAGAATATAATATTCCGACCATTATTCCAAATATTGGCGCAATTTGTATTTCAGCCTTTTTAATGTGGCCAAGAATTAAAACAATTGCAATCAATACAAATAATGTATAAATCAAAATAATACGGTTTTATGTTTTTTTTGTTCATGCATCAAATTTTGACCGCCGAATTCATATCCAACATTATTTGGAAGCATTTTTAATCTAATGGGGTCTTCAAGACTTGTCGGACGTCCCCCGGTCACATATTCTTTGACCTTCAGCACGTGAAGCTCCATGACATTCCATTTGTCCTTTGACTGAAAATATCGATGTATCGTGTTAAATGAAGAACAACGGTTCGCCCACTTCACACCGCCTTCAACTTGTGAATAAGATAATGGCATCGGATAACCGGCCATCGGATGCGTCACCGGGTGAACCTTGCGACTTGATTCCGTCACACCATGCATTGAAACCATTAATGTAATTTTGTGTTTTTCAGCAAATAAACGCATTTCACTTGCAATCATATAATCTAATTCATGAGCGCCGTATGCTTTTATCTCATCTTTTGGTTTTGTAAGTGAATTATATGGGTCTATAAATGCCGCAGCCATTGGCAAGGCTTGATGAACCCCAAGAATTTGTTCAAGAACATCTTTGTAAGTACATAATTCTTCAACCTTAATAATTTTAAAATGCTCATAAGTCCAATCGATTGATTCTTCAATTTCATTATCTGTCGCGGTGTCAATCGGTTTACCCATGTTATATTCAATAATTTTTTGAGATATTGATCCCGCAGTGTTTTCCGAAGACCAAATGACAAATTTTAAATCATATTTCTTTGCAAACAATGTCATTAAATAAACGCAAAATGTTGTTTTTCCAACACCCGCATGTCCCGCGAAAACATCCATCGAACCCCCTAATTTTAGACGATAAAATTCGTCAATTTCAGGAATTCCAATTCTTAATCCTTGTATTACTTCTCCATTCTTAATGGCAAGTATTTCGTCTTTTATTGTGTTTTTGTCTATTATCATAAAAAAAAGGGGACATTGTCCCCCTTGATATTAAAACGGCAAATCAACGTTTGCTTCTTTTCGATCTTGGTTTTGCGTTGCGTTTGTAAGCCCGACAGTTCGATCAATTTTCCAACCATTTAATGATGTGAAATATTTGATTTCGTTTTTTGGACTTGTCCACTCGCGTCCGCGTATGTTGATTCCAATTTCAACCTTTTCACCAACATCAAGTTTCGCGTTGTCTAATAAGTTGATTTTATCGTTTAAGAATTCAATTTCCAATGTTTGTGGATATTTGTCTTCTGTCGACAATATTACTGATTTTTTTCGCGTCTTCCCATAAGTTGATTCCAACGTGATTTTTCTTATTGTTCCTTGTACTGATTGTGACATAATAATTGAGATATTTAAATTTAAAATAAGTTCTTTTGATTTTACTTCCCTGAGATGACATATTTTTCAAATCTTTGGGAATATGAAATGATTTTGTCCATTGATATTTTGTCGGCAATTGCTAAATCAACCGCACGATTCAATGAAGATTGTCGAATAATATTAAGTTGTGTTTCTGTCATTTAATTTGATTTTTAAGTTGTTCATTTTCGTTTAATTTTTCCAACAACATTCCAATCAGTTCAGATCGGGTCATTGTATGGACATTAATCGGGTGTTCATATTTGTTCATATAAAATAAATTTTTCACTAAGTTAAAAAAAATTTTTAATAAAAAAAAGGGATGCTTAAAAAAACACCCCCTTCACTATGAACAAAAAAAAACACAATTACGTCAATTTTTTAATTTCTGACGAAAAATGATCAATCTTATCAATCAAATCATTTGTTGTAAATTTAACAATTTGTTTTGATTTTAAAAACATTTCTTGAGCAAGTTCTTCACCAAGTTTTAAACCGAACACATATTGTTCCCCGGATTTGAACATATTGCAGCCAACGCATTGGACACGTGTGTTGTTTTCATCCCATCGGGTTGAATAATTTTTTCGTGACATAAAGTGTCCGCATTGTAAATTTTTCCAATGATCACGTTTTCCACAAGTGAAGCACTCCGAAATTCCTTGATTATTTGAATATTTAAGTCTTATATATTGACTAAAAACAACGTCAAGTTTTTTGACAATTTTTGAACGTGTCGGTTTTTTTGAATTTTTAGGCATTATTTATCCATGGCCTTCAAAAGAAGATTACCAGTTGATTCATTGAATCCACAAATTAATTTATAAAGATATTTTGAATCCGATTTGACTTTCTTTTTTTCAGATTTTAAAGAATCAATTCCCATATTTTGATATGAAATTGCGTCAATTTCTAAAATTGCATCCGTTCGTTCCTTGATTGTAAGTTGAAAGTCTTTTGCGATTTTTTCAGCTAGTTTACGGATTGTCATATCTTCAGTCATTTTTTTTATTTATTATAAAATTAAACATTAATAAACCACTAACCCACCAAAGTTCGATGAATTTTTTTTTATTATCAATAAATTATGAATGTAAATTGTTAACATTTATCGTCCTTGTCCCTTATATTTTTTAATATAATTTTTTGACGATTTTAGTTGTGATTGCTTGGACTTCGCGTGTATTCCCGGACGTTTCTTTTTTGGTTTTAAAATATGTTTATAATTTACCGCGCGTGCCATTTATTTTTGATTTGGAAATTTAACACCAATTTTGTCCGCAGTTCTTGCGCCGAAGTACCCACACAAAACCCATGTGAGCAACGATGCCGTGTCTTCGGTTGGAAGACCCATATACCACCCACCAACATAAGAACAAACCAACACGGCTAATGTAAGGGGACGCACATTTCTTGCAAGCCAAGATTGACTTCTTGAATCGGAAACCCATCGTCGGGTGATCCCGTCAATTTCTGCGCGTTCGTTTTTTAATTTTTCAAGTGCAACTTGTTTGTCAGCTTCAGACATATCCGAACCACCAATGATTGCTTGTATTACATTTCCAACGGGTGATTGTCCGGCAATTGCACCAACGACGTCCGGAATCTTATTTAATAAGAATTTTCCGACATTTGTATCTTTAAATGATTTCTTTTTAGACATATTGTGTTTCCCACTGTGTTAGTATGTCCAAATGACGTTTGCGTCTTTGTTTGAATGTATGTCGCCGGAATCGATATGAATGAATGAATTTCCAATTCCAATACGAGAAAATCCCGCTTGCAAGAATGCGTTGACCATGTCGTGACGGTCACGGGAATTATTACAATGTACATCCGCTGCAATTCCTTGCAAATGGGCTGAATTTGGTTTTCCGCCAACTTCTTGATTTTTATATATTGTACGGTATCCGGAATTGATACGCATTGACCTTCCATATACTTCACGGGCGTTGTCCAACATTTCAAGGAATCTTGTGTCCATGTTTGTTCCCGAACCCGGGAAATCATTTGAATCGAATTCGTGAATCTTAAAATATTTCATGAAATTATTTCAGCAATTAAAACAATAATAAAAAAAACGTGTATCATAATCATGTGCGGTTGATGTGTTTTCCACTTCAACAAATACCATGATTTAATTTGATTAAATTTATCCTTTATAATTTGTTTAATATTATCCATTTTTATTAATTTAAGTGTGATCCGTCACAATATCCTTCGGGATTATTAGTGCAACCACATTGACATTTTGGTTTATTTTTCATTTTTTGAGGGGTTGTTTTTTGTATCATAATCAATTGCAGCCTTTAAAATTATTTTGTCCATGATTGCGTCTTGATTTTCCAACATTTGTTTTTGTAAATCAATGACCATTCCTTCAAGTTGATCTTTTGCCTTGACAAGCAATTCAATTTGATTTTCTTTTTTTTCTAAATTGTTTTTAAGTGCCGTTATGTCGTCCGGTTTGCTTCCAGTAATTGTCGACACCACGATTCCGATACTCGCGCTAATTGTTCCAATTAACATCATAACGACTTCTTTATTTGTGTCAAGAACCGGGAATTGTATTAGTGCAACAATTATCCCAATGACAAATAAAAAAATGAACAATGACCCGACATAATGTCGAATTTCTTTTGCGACACCGTTTGATGGAAGTTTCATTTTATTTTTTTATAAATGCTTAACGTTGTATATAAAATCGCCAATGACAAACTTAAACCTTGCAAAATTTCATTCGCATCGGAAATGCTCAGCCCAAGGGCAAACAAATTTGTGATTGCAAGTTTCAAATCGTTCATTATGCTATTGCTAAATAGATGTAGTTGTTAGTTCCTGATGCATTAACATATCCTGAACTACCATAGACAATAAAGCCATCTGTTGCAGAAATTTCTGTATAAAGATTAGCATCATCATATTCAGCATTAGATGTGTTTGCATATAACCATTTATCTCCATTTTCTCTTAATAAATCTATCATAACCCAATGTCCTGTGCTATCGGTTCTTTTAATCATTACAAATCTTGGTATAAACCCTGTAGCTATTGGATTAGTTCCTGTTCCTGTTCCACTATAAGTCCCTACTTTCTGATAACCATCTACTGAATGGAAGCAATAGTTTATATATGTGTAGCTTGTACTATTTATATTAGTTGTAAACGTATTGGCATCAACGGCAGACCAAGTCCCTGAATTACTTGAAAAAGCAGCACCTGTAAATAAACCAAAATTTTGTGTACCTACATCAGCACTATAAATAACCCAATTTAATGAACCATCTAAAGTTTTGTTTATAATTAGTTCAGGTGCTTGTGAAAGTCCGTGACCTACATTTGCCGAGCCTCCTGCGGTATACTTCACAATACTAAACCCTGCGTCTCTATTAGCTGATACTTCCCATCCTGCTGTTGTTGTTCCTGCAGTAATACCTGCACCACTTGCAGTAGAATCTGAAGTTACAGTACCACCTTCTAATACATTAAAGGTATTTGCTGCACCTGCTGCTCTCCAACACCAAGCTACGTAAGGCCCTCTACTGCTGTAATTAACAAATCCTGCACTGTCTGAACCTAATGTAAATCCATTTGAATTAAAAGAAGTTAAGCTATCTGAGCGAGTTACTTCTACTGCATTATCATCGGATTCAATTACTTCACCTGCTCCTCTTATTGAATCAAATAATTGGTGTGATTCAGCATTACCTCTATCCTTAATCCAAACTAGGTCAGGAGGAAAATCTACTGTTCCAGATTGACTCGATAAGGAGTTAGTTGATTGTGTGCTGCCTGAACCTGTATATGTTATTACAGAAAAATTGTCAGTTGATTCACCCCCCGCAGCACCACCTGCTCCGCCAATAAGTCTTTTATTTAATCCCATTTATATAAAACTTGGAAGTTCGTAATCAATTACACTTGCCTTTGTTGTTTTGGCATTTATATTTGTTTCGTGTGTCGCACATTCATTTCTTAATGTCGTTCTTGCATCAAGAATGTCTTGCGGAACGGCAGTTCCTTCTTGACTACGAATAATATACCAATCAGTTTTTGCAAGTTCACGATTGTATGAATCTTTAAGATTTGCAATCTTTTGTTCTTTTAATTCAGAAACCGTCTGAATGTATGTTCTTGATTCAACTGGATAAGTAAAAACTGAATTGTCAGTGTCAAAATATATGTCGCCAAGTTTTTGAGAATTTTTGGTTGAAGGTTTTATGACTTGATAAAATCCAAGTGATTCCAAATCTGAATCCGACATATAATTCACTCCGATTGTGTTTCCCCATATTTTTGGAACTGAATTATAAGTTTTTATTTCTCCGCTTACGTTTATTGCTACCATTTTATTTTTTTTAAATATTATTAATCACCGATAATTGTATCGCTTGCGTATGTCGCAATTGAATAATTGAAAACCGCAGTCGCTGAATCGTCAACACAAACAATTTGCAAGAAATTTGTTGCACTTCCATCATAAGCACCACCACCAACAAGATTGAATGTTTCACTTGTTGCGGCATCTGAATCAAGTGTGATTGTATATGCACCAGTCAAACCATAAATGTCCAAAACTTGACCTTGTTTAAAGTTTGTGAAATCAAGTTCAATATTTGCCGTGATTGCGGTTGTGAATTCAATCGTTGTGCCAGCAGCCCAATCAACAGACAAGGCACCCGTTGCGTGTGAAGTTTCGATCTTTGTTGAATATCTTGAGGCAAGATTGTCGTGATCAATCACATCATTTGCAATTGTAACGGCACCCGCCGACATTGTTGCGTCACCACTTATTGACAAAGTTGTTCCATTACCAAGTAACGTATAAACTTCGTCAGTGTTGTCATTTATAAAATCGAATGCAGTACGAAGGGGACTTCCCGTTCCGTCGTTTGCAGTCGTTCCGATATTTACTGTCTGTTTTGCCATTTTTTTAAATTTTTATTCTTGTGTGGCGTCTGCCGTTAATGTTATTGAATCCGATGTATATGCTGTGTCGTCAGCCGACAATATTAATGCACCCGACCAACAAGCCGGAGCTGAAATTGTTGGGATTGCGTCTGCCGTTTCGGATATGTCACCAAACCAAGTCGAACAATATATTTTTCCCCAATCAATCGGATTTGCCATATTATAATAATTATTTTTTTGTCTTTTTGTTATATAACGAAGTGAAAAATGTTTTTAATTTCACAACGTTTTTTTGTTTTGGTTTATACGTTTTTATAAAACCCATCCCGTGTAAAATTGTCCAGTTATTGGATTGACGTCATCATTTGAATTTGTATTATATTCCGGATATTTTGAACTTGATTCAAAACTCAAATGATCAATTAATCTGTCGGCATAAAATTGCATTATTGATCTTTCTTTTTCAATTAAAAAATCAACTTCGTCTTTTGACACTGATTCGCCAGTTTCGGAAGTATGTTTAAATACTCCTTTATTTCCAAAAGTGTAACTTGCAAAAGGAATATATTGAACCGCTGCGGCATGAATTAAAACGGGTTTTATATATGTTTCAACAAGTGTCAAATAATCACCACTTAATGACGACCCTTCAATGTCGGTTTGAATTTTTTCATATAAATCCGTACCAAGTAATTGTTGAATTGTAATTTCTTGCGCAATTAGCACATATTGAATAAATTTATCCGTGTCAATATTTCCGCTTAAACTTGTATATTTTACCAAGTCATTTCTCGAAATGAATAATCCTTTTGCCATTATTTAAAATTTGGGTGATGTCCTCTATCCGTTCTTGTGATATTTGCTTCTGCAACTTCTTTGGGGTTTTTTGGAAGTGTAAATCCTTCACGTACCGCTTGACTAACGTTTACAAATTTTGTTCCGTCAAGTGCGTTGCCACCCCATTCCGTTCCGTCATTTTTTAATCGTTTTTTGTAAATTCTTCTTTCCCATCTATGATGACAATTGACACCCCCTTGGAACAAAAATAATGAATAATTTTGCCCTTTGTGACCGTGTTCTTTGTTCACTCCACGTGCTGACATTTGTCCAATGTCTTCCTTGCGGTATATCTTGCCATTTTTTAGCATATTTTTACAAAATGGTCTTGAATCACCTTTTGGTTTTCTTGTTGTTCCTTTTACGTATTTATAACGAACTTTATATCTTTTGTCATCTTGTGACGAATCGTCTGTCGCTGACAAATTCAGTCCATTCAAATAACCTTCAACGTCAAAATCTTCCGGTTCGTCTTCAGTGTTTTCAACATCAAGAAGTTCATAATCTTCAAGATTTTCATCTTCGCCCAAGTCTTTAATCATTTCCCACAAATCATTAGCGGTGTCGTCATCTAAAAATGGACGATTGTCTTTTTTTAATTCTTGATTTTTTAAATCTGTGATGTGTTTTTCACAAGGCATGTACCAAATTTGGTTCATGAATTCATGTGTGTGAAAAGAATCGCAACCGATATTTTTTGCCATTTCAAGGGCTTTTTCTTTTGTTGCGTATGCAAGTCGATCGTCTATTATTGCAAAATCATTATCAATTGCTTGACTTTTTAATTTGACCCCGGTTTCTTCTTCCCGCGCTTCGTTTGTGATTGCGTTGTCAGTTTCAATGAATTCTAGGGGTTGAAGTGTTTTGAAATATAATTTTAAAGATATGTCGTTTTCTGCAAGAATGTCGTCCATTGCTTCGCAAATCATGTCTTGGTATGGTCTTATCGTTACGTTGTTAAACAACAAAGAAGCCGTTTTGATTTCGTCTGCATTTGATCCAAGTCCTTTGTTTTCCGTTCTCATTCCCAAAAGAAGCGGTGACGTCACGCGATGTGCAATGATAAGTTTGTTTTGACATTCCTTTGATAAGTATTCATAATGTGTCGGAGCGTCTGCCAATTTTATGTCGTCGATTGTGGTTTTTGATTCTTGGTTGTTGTTAAATGCCACAATGACCTTTTCACCCTTTGAACCAGTGAGTTTTTTAATAACGTCATTTTTGACACGAAGTTGTGATTCGACATCCGGAATCCCGTTGTTAAAATTTACGACCTTAGTCCCCGAAAATGAACACTTTACGTCATTTATTAAGAAGTCAGAAATTTCACATTCTAATTCAGCGTATGAAGTTTCATAATCTTGTGGGCAATAATAATCATATCCGGACACATATCGTTTTATAATTTTAATTTCCGGTTCTTTTCCATTACCATAACCAAATGCGGCAATTCTTTTCGGTTTGTCTGAAGGTTTTACTTCATGCCATTTTGGATGATAATAATACGCTTGAATTTGACCTTTGTCGTTCATCTTTTCAGCGCGTAATGTTTGCCTTGGAAAATGTTCAGCACTCACGACCTTGCCGTCACGTCTTAAAACTTGAAATGAGCCTTCTCCTAGCATTTTAAAATCTAAAATGACCTTACGCATACATGTATGACTAAAGATCGATTTCATGGCCGCATATTGATCCGGCTTCTTGGATGAGTCAAGCGAATCAACACCTTTGCCATAAATCATTGAAGAAATACCGTTTATAATTGCGCCGTTTGTCGTTGAATTGACATAAAGATCAATTAAATATTGGTAATAATTGTTGTCGTCACCGTAGGCCACCCAATCTTTTCGTTTGTCTTCGATGACTTTGGGTTTGACATAAGACGATAAATTTATGATGTGCGTATTATCCATTATAAGAAAATAAATTCATTTTGTGTTGTGTGCGGTGTGTATTCCGATTCATTTACTGAATATGTTGAAACGGTTTGATTTGTGCAAAATATTTTGTCTTTGAAAACAATTTCCGACGAAGTTATTGTCAAAAGATAATATGTGTCTTCTTTTAAAGTGAATGTGTCGGAATGTTGAAAATAATACAAATTTTCTGTGAATGAAGTTACATTTTGATTGTAAACTTCTGACCCGGTTGATTCGTTTGTGATCTTGACATTGTATGTCGTGCCATTAGTGTATTCCCTTGGGATAAAATTAATCGTTTGTGACGTTCCGGATTCTTGTAAAATAATCATATTAATATAATAAAAAACGATCCGATTTGTTAAATTTAACGCATAAAAAAAGGGTATCCAAATGGACACCCCTTTAAAAATCAAAAGAAAAAACTATTATGAATTAGTTCCCGAAGTGACTGTCACGGTTCCGGTTAATCCGCCAAACGGATCAGCTTCCGTCGAACCTTCTAAGAAGTTCGCCGGGACTTGTTCTTGTGCCGATAACGTCAAATTATATCCGCTCAAATCTCCCATTGCACCCCCGGTCTGAATCGAGCCGCCACTTACTTCGGCACCATGCTCGGCACCCATTAAAAAGGCGTTTCCGTTATAATCATGAACCACAACGTTTGGTCTTCCGTATGCAAGAAGTTTCAATTCCTTGTGGTCTTCTTTTGTCATTTTTGTCAAAGTCAAATTCAATGTTTGCTCAAAGAACGTTGTCCCGTTTTCACGTGATGCCGTAAACGTTTGCTCAAAAGATGAATTTCCTTTCAATTCGTATTTAAATGCGGTAACCGCACCAAGGTCTTCAATTAAATCAGTGTCCGTCGAATCGTAAGCAATTGTGATGTCACCGTAATCGATGAAATAAACCGCCTTAATGCCACCAACAACGTCTTTGCATGGTACCTTTCTTCCTAAACTTAAATCGCAACTCATATTTTTATTTTTTTATAAAAAAAAAGGCGGGTGAACCGTTTGGATCGCCCACCCCTTTTCGTTGATTAATTATTCTTAGTTTGCGGAATTTGTGATTCCATAAGTCACAATATCTTCAGCAATTGCATATTGCACACCGCCGGTCATTCTCATGATCACACGTACATTGTCGCTTCCGTCTAAGTCGGACATATCCAAAACCTTGACTAAATTCGTGTCGTTTAGAATCCCAGTGCCAAAGAAGATATTTGATTTCTCGGCAGCGATTGCGGTATTGTCAGCAAGACCATTCGCAACTGCAATTGAAACACCGTCAAAACTAAGTGATCCGTTGTTCCACCACTGAGTCCCCATTGCATTTGTACCCGCAGCACCAAGACCACTCGCACCAAATCCACCTAATGCGCGAACGTATGCACGTGCGATGTTTTGTGAAACATAAATACTCAAGTCTTCACTTCCGTATAAACTTGAAGGAATTGCGTCAACTATTTTTCCAAGTTCTGTAATTACGTCACCCGAATCAACTGTTGTTCCGGCAACTTCTTGAGCCGCTGGAAGTGCTGCGTCAGCCGCAATCAATGTTGAAATTCCATCGAAGTCACCACTTGTTGAAGCGTCACCCGCCCAAATGTTTTGTTCGATTCTTTGTGCAACTTTTGCCGATACATGACCGATTAAGAAATCTGCAAATGATGGGGGAAGTGAATCGTGCGCACTTAATCCCATATCAATTGCCTCGTAATCTCCGCGGAAATCTTTTTTACACAATTGTAAATTAACTTGAAGTTCTTTTGGTTCAAGTACTTTTTCAACCAATGTGACGGTTGAAGTCGCAGTAAAATCACAAGATGCATCTTTTAAAATTGCATCCGTCGAAACTTTTTTCAAAACTTCTTTGTGTTTTACGTTTGGTTTAACGGTAATTAATCCGTTTTCGATTGTTGATCCCGAAAGAAGTGCCGCGGCAATATATTCTTTTCCGCCTTCTCCAGAATACGAAGTTGTCAAACTTGTAGTTGTAGCCATAACTTATTGATTATTAAATATTTAAAGTTTATTTTTTAATTTGTGATATTTTTGCCATTACACGATCCATTGTATTTTGTGGTCGTGATTGGCCATATAAGAAATTCATTTTCTTGTCTTCTGTTTCCGGGTTGTGTGTAACCTTTTCAACTTCTGAAAGTTCTTCTTTTATTTCTTTGGGTGTCGACATTTCTTGTTTTTTGTCAATCATTGCCTTAATTTCTTCAATCATTGATTTGACTTCTGCAAGTTCTTCTTTTGTCGCGTAATTCATTTCTTCTTTTTCTTCTTCAAGATTTTCTTCAGTTACTTCTTCAGTTGTTTCTTCAGATACTTCTTCAGTTGTTTCTTCAGATAAGTCTTCAGCAACTTCAGCTTCAACATCCGATTTTTCTTCAGCTTCACCAATTGAAGCAATAATTCCTTCAGTTTCGATTGTTAAAATTAAACCGTCTTCAAGATTATAAGTTCCGATTGGCATTGCAATTTTTTCTTCTTCGGTCACGATGAAAATCTCGTTTCCTTCTGACATGGTTTCGGCCTCAACGACCGTCCCGTTCTCTAATTTTGCTTGTTCAAGTTTTGTTTCCATGCCAAGCAAAGTTTTGATTTGATTTATCATATCGTTTGAATTCATATTTAAATAATAATTAAAGATTTGTTTTGTTGTATTTTTAATTTTCAGCAATGCAAGAATCACAATCGGCGTATCTTGTTGCGGTGTTTATGTGTATTCCTTCGTGACTACGTTCTTCAAGAATTGTGTGACAACCCGAATGACCGTTTTGTAAAACTATGTAATAAATATCACCAACAATCAATGTTCCGTGATAATGGACATTATGTTCATGTGAATCAGTACAACCGCGGATTCTATACCCTTGAAACGGTGTCGGATCATGTGCGTAAATGCTTCCAATACCTTGGGCAAAATAATCGTCTTGATCACAACATTTTGTTGAATATGATCCGTCACGGCATAAACACGCGCGAGTGTTATTTGATGGAACTTGATATTTCATTTTAATGGTACACAATTTGGAACACGTCGTCCGTTCTTAGTTTTAAAACCAATCATTTCATATCCTTTTTGACATGGTTTTTTTAAATCTTCAGTGAGAAGATCAAGTTCACGCATTTTTGATGTCGCCCATCGAAGACCAGCCTTGCCACCCCAAAGAAGGTATGAAATTGTCCCACATGCTTCGGTGTCGCCTTCTTTATAATATTCTTGCGCGCGACTTAAATATGAAAACATTCGAACCAAAGTTTCTTGTGAAATCGGTTTATTTTGACTTAATTGACGGGCGCGTATTTTGCCGACTTGGGTTGCGCATTTATTTCCGTTCTTTTTATTTAAATCAATTCCGCGTTGTGCATTATTTGAAACCGTATCCGGATAATCTGAAAATGATACCATTTCAATTTTTTCTTCGTTTAAAATTGATTTAAGTTGTGATAAAATAAATTGTTTTTCTTCTTCTTCAATTGATGAAAGATCGTCTTTGATCGATTTGTCTTGTGGACGTTCCATTTTGTCGCTGAAATATGCTTCAATTGAAAATCCTTTGACCTTGCCGGTTTTAACATAATTTTCCCAAATGTCGTCGTTTAATACTTTCATTGAAACCATCCACGTCCCGACCGGAACATTCATATTGTATTGACGTGATTTGTCTTGCTCAGATTCTACGATCCAAGACTCCACAACGGTAAGTCCGTTCAACGGAATATCATGTTCAAGTGTCGAACGGGATTGATTGCCACGTATAAAGAATAATTCAGACGCTTTACGCACGGTTTCACGGCTAAAATATATATAATATTCATTTTCGCCCGATCGTCGAAATATGGGTTTATTTGGCACAAGTGCCGCACCCATCAAAATTCGTTTTTCTTTGTCAACTTCTGCAAGATTAAATTCTTGATTTTTTAACGCAACAAAATCTTCTTCAATTGCTGGATTTTCGACAACACTTATGGCATCGATTCCGGACACTTCGTCGTTTTCATCGATAAAAAGTTCAATAATTTCCATATTATTATAATAATTTTTTTAAAATTTTGTTATCCAATTGATGCGCCTTTGATAATTTTTCTATCCATTGCTTGCGCATTTGTTACTTCGTCTGACACAACATAAGCGCGAACCGGTTGGTTTTGTTGGTCACCTAATGCCGATGCAAGTTGATTTTCGGGTGATGCACCAACGACGTTGAAAGCTGGTGCTTGTGGTGCTGAAGCACCCCTTGCCGAACCCATATTTCCACCACCACCGCCGGGGATTGGTGTTGATGCAATTTGCTTGACTGTTTTTAAACCACTTGCAAGAATACCCGCAGCGGATACCGCTTTTTGAATTGAACCAAATGGTTCGGGAATTGTTGTTGGTGTTTTTAGTACTTCGGTAAATCCAAGATATGAATTAATGATTGCTTGAGCGATTCCGGCGGCTTTTCCGGCCTTTGAATTTTCGCCAAGTAATTCAGAAACGGCACCAAGTGCATTTGCAGTGATTGCAAGTTTTTGTTTTTGTAATGCTTCCGCGGCTGCTTTTTCTTCTTTGTCATCTTTGTTGCGTTGTTCTTTGATTTGATTGTCAAGTTCACGCACTTCCAAATCTTTTTCTTGTCGAAAATTAAGAAGTTGTTGTTCTGCGTCTTGACGTGCTTGTGTTCCAATACCAAGACGATCAATTTGTTCCTGTAATCTTGTTTCTTCAAGTTCTTTTTCTTCTAACGCAACCGACTTTAATGCTTCAAGTTTGAGAAGTTCGTCTTGGATTTCTTCGGCGTTGAATCTTTTTTTGTCAATTAAACGAATGTTTTCAGCTTCTTTTTTTGAATTTATCAATTCAATTGCTTCTAATTCTAAACCTTCAGCATTGACACGTTGTTCCGATTCAAAACCAGCAATATTTTCTTTTACGTCAAGAAGATTCTTTTCGGCTTCAGTTAATGCAACTTTTCGTTCGATTGAATTTGGAAATTCTTTTGCGTCTAATTGTGCAAGTTCTAAATTTTTGAGTGCGTTGGCTTCTTGAAGTTTTGA